CATTTGCTCAAAGAATAGGTTTGAATGACTTCCTGCCTCTTGCTCGATTACAGTTGTTACCAAGTCGGTGTCCTCATGTAATGTTTCTCTTATTACTTCCAAGACTCCAAGTGCCTGTCTTTTGCTCCTTTTCATATCAAAGACAAATAGCATATCCTTTGAGTCATCTCTACCTATGAGAGTTCCACAGTAAAAATCATTGCTCTTGGTCGGTGCATTGCTACTGCCTGCCAAATCCCAAAAGCGGTGCTTTTCCAAATAATCATCCATTCCATCCACATATGGAATGACACATCTCAGGCTTTCATCTGAGTAAGAATCATCATTATAAAACCATTCATGCTTAAAGATATAATCCTCCTCTCGAGTCGGATTGCCTTGCATTATCATCTCAAATCTGTATGAACCTTTTCTTTTCTTATCCAATAGCAAATCCTCATAGTCTTTATGATTGCTCCATAGTGGTGTGTTTGCAGGTCTGCCTAGTATATCTAATGATTCACCGAGACTTAATGCAGGGAAATTCATATATACCCATTCACCATGTGGAATTGTTTCACCATCTGCAAGTAAATTCAAGGCATCCTTTCCATCGATGCTCGGTTCATTCTCAAGGATGATTCCTTGCAAGTCTCTTTGATGCAGTCTTTGAGCGACCACTATAAGGATGGGTGGTTTATTATTTGCTCGTTTCCTCAATCTAGTGTCAATACTTCCAAGATACCAATCCTCTAGATTCTCTTGCATTGTCGGACTTCTAGCATCTGCAAGTTCCTTGATTGGGTCATCAATTACTATGAGATTTGCAGGATTTCCCATTATTGCTCCATGACTTCCACTTGCCAAGAGTTCACCTGTGTAAGGACTCTCGAACATGAAATTTGTCTTGAGTTTATGGTCTTGTTTTAATTGAGGTTTGAATCTGCTTTCCTTTCCAAAGTGATTGATGATGTCTCGGATTTTTACTCCATATTTAGTTGCTCGAGTCTGACTGTAAGCGGTAAGAATTACCTTGTCGTTTGGATTATTCACCATATGCCATGAGGTGAAAGCATCACATATTAAAACAGTCTTTCCATGTTGTGGTGGTGCAGATACCATGATTCGAGATACCTTTCCCATCTCCGCATAATTTAAGACCTTTAATAATGGTATTTGCCATTTAAGAGGTTTTATCATGCCATAATTAATTGCATGATACCAACTGATTATATCATCCGAGATATACTTGTCACCGATGGGATTCTCTTGCAGGATGTCTGCATTAATACTTGTCATCTTGGATGTCCACCTCATATTGACTGATGGCATCATTATTTGTCTTTGAGATTACCATGCTATATTGATTAATGAATGCTTGTATCCTCTGAGCATCCAATCCTCCATCTTTGAGTATTTGCTCGACTTCATATATATTGCTCATGTCCTCGATGTTTGTACTTTCAATTTTCATTGCTAGATTCAAGAGTGATGCAAATTCCTTGAAGTCAAGTTCCAATCCATTATATCTTGAGACATTGTCTTGCAGGATTTTAAATATTGCTTCTATGAGTTCATTCTTTGCCTCTAGTCTCTGATTAATCATTTCTAATGCTTTCTTTTTGATTCTAGCATTTTCCTGTTTCTTTTGCTCATTCTCATATTCGAGCATTGCTCTTATCCGCTCATTCCAATGATAATTACTGCTCCAATCACATATCTTTTTATATTTGATATTTTCTTGCTCTGCTAGTTTGATAAGAGACCTTTTTGCTCCCATGTCTCGATATTTGAGAAAGCATTCAAAAGCAGGATTTCTCTCTTGATGTCCTTTTGCTCGGTATGGTTTATCCCATATCTGTAATTCATTGGATTGATTCTTATTTGTCATATGCTTGTTTCACCTCTCTTATTTTTCGGTTTTACTCTTTTTTAATCTTTTTTCATCTATGCCTTTTTGCTCCATCTGTGGTGCATCATGTGATGATGGTCATAGATTTTTAGTCACTTGATCCAACTTCTTGGATTCATATCATCTGACATCGGATGATATTCTTTCTTTCAATGGTCTTTTTTCTCTGATTACTTTTAAAGTAACAGGTTATATCATTATTTCTTGATTTTCCTTGCTTTTTTGTTTTTCAGTAACACTTAGTAACACTTTAGTAACATGGATAAGATTGCTCCATTATACCATTTAAGATGATTTCCATTAATATTGGATTTTTTGTGTTACTGTTACTTTGTGTTTCAATTCTTTATACCTATAGAGATTCCTTTACACCATAGCATTATATTAAAGTAACAGTAACAATCCACATTTTTTGCAGAGTATATCTCTTGTCATATCTGAGTTTGGTATGATTTGGAGGTCTCTTGTGGATTGTTACTAACTTGTTACTGACCGTTACTCAATTTTAAATTCCTAAAAAAAACAGGTTATATATTATATAACCTGTTACTTATTGTTCTTTTGTGTTGCTTTTTGGTTTTAAATCCTCCACATCATAATTCATTGCATCTAATAATTCAAGTCCTTTTTTTGTCGGTTGTAAACAGTTTTTCAATAAGTGTGTTTTTCTGTTATTTGCTTTTTTGACTCCTTGTCTCTTGGATTGATTCATATATCCATCATTCCATCCATTGGCAAGGTTTAATTCTTGGATGATTTCATTCTTGATGAATTTTCGGATTGTTGATTCTTTATTGAATAGGTTTACTGTGATTTTATTCTCATTTTGTAAGTGGATGACCATTTCCTCGAGTATTTTCTCACTAATGCAGTATTGAGGTAAATCTGCAGGTGTTTCCATAATATACTCAAATATGATTTTTGATTTACTTTCTCGGAGTTCAAGATATTGTTTTTCTGTTATTTTACATGATTTAAGCCATTCTTTTCTTTGTTTCTTTGTTGTGTTAAGTTTGAATAGCATTAAATGTCTTATCATCTCAATTCCTATCAAGAATCCATTTTCTTTGATGAATCCTGCCTCTTCCTCTGTGATTTCATCAATAAACTTTGGCATGAGTGAGAACCTATTTAATGTGCCTCGAGTTCTACCTTTGAAGTCAGGCAAATCCTCACCATTGATGATGATTGCAGGTTTGATATATGCAGGCACATCTATTGCTTTCTGATTCTTTCTTGACACAGTTATTGCAGAGTCATCTATGAGACTATTAAAGTCACTTCCTTGAATTTTTGCATCTTGGATTTCCTCAAAGTTTACTATTAGTTTCTGCTTGAATAATGTTTCTAATTCGAGATATTTCTCTAGTGTCTTTGATTTTGCAGTTATTAAGATGCCAATTCTTTTAAACGGTTCTAATAATGTGCTTTTTCCTTTTCCACTTGGTTGAATGTTGAATATTGCGGATTTAATGAGTTCATCCTTATTAATAAGACTATATAGTATTGCTCTTAGGATGTTTGGTTCTTTTACTAACTTTTTTAGTAAGTTTGTGATAAATTCATTGCATTTCTCGTTTTTATCCTTGTAATTGCCATCAATTACACTAAAAGGAATATTATCATCTGTTATTTTATTCTGTGGTCTTGTTTTTGCCTGTGATACATCAAGAATGCAGTCATTAAAGAGAATAATATGTCTATTAGGTTCTAATGATTCAAATGTCCTTGATTTAATCTTGTTTGGACTAAAAAAACTACTAAAAGGGATAAATCTTTGCAGGTCATTTGGAGTATACTCGTATCTTTCTTTAAAGTATTGATAAATCCTTTCATAACTGTTTCCCACGTGCTTATATTTATAGTCATTTGTTTTGATGTACATCTCATCATTATATTTGGTTTTATAAATCCTTATAGACTCAACTAGTAATTCCTTACAGTTGGTTTTATTATATGAGGTTTGTCCTTTTTCATCATCAAGGAATTTATTAAAGATGTCCTGATTTTCCTCTATGATTTGAGTAAAATTGTTGTCATATTCTTTTGTGTCTCTTTTGTGTTTGTCAATATAGGTTGTCACTTCATCCTCACTGATTTGAAGTATCACTTGATATAACTCTGCAGGGATTCTTATTTTAGTATCGACATTCATCATGTCATCAAATTCTTGGTTTATATTCTTTTCTGTCTTATATTCACCTAACAATTCCTCTGAGAAATTAGCATCATGTCTATCAAGCATAGTATGTGTTAATGCAAGTAAATAATCGTATTTATCAATGTTCGGTGGTATTTCAATCATTTTTTCCTCCTAAAAAGGAAATAAAAAAGGAATGTATATAATCCATGAATAATAGATATATTATTAGTAGATTTGGATTAAATTCCTTTTTTTAAATATCCTTTTTTTCATTCCTGTTTTGATAGTTTGCTCACCTTATATTCATGGTAATTCCTTTCATTATTCTTTCCAAG